AACACTTTCAACCATTCCTGAATGGATCACGTTAGAGCATCGTGTTGCAGAAATCCTCACTGAACAAGAAGTACATGGATGGTTTTTTGATGAGCCTGCTGCATGGCAACTTGCACAAACTCTCTACTCCGAGCTTGACAATCTTAATCAACTATTACGGAAACGGTACCCTTACGTTGCGGGACCGGAATTCACTCCTAAACGACCTAATCGAACCCAAGGCTACGTCACCGGAGCTACTTTCACTAGACTGAAAGAGTTCAGCCCAACTAGTCGTGATCACATTGCATGGGTAATGCAAAAGCACCACGGTTGGGAACCAGATAAGGTAACTGCAAGTGGTAAAGCTGCCATTGATGAAGTTGTCCTTAAGGAGATCGGTACAGAGGAAGCTCTGCAATTCTTCCGATGCCTTGAACTAACAAAACAACTTGGTATGTTATCTGAGGGCGTGAATGCCTGGCTAAAGCTTGTCAGAAATCAGCGCATCCACCACCATTGTTCAGTGGCTACGAACACATTCAGATGTGCTCATCGTAAGCCAAACCTTGCTCAGGTACCAAGTGATCTTGAATTTAGAAAACTATTTTGCGCTAGCCCTGGTTATGTCATGGTTGGTGCTGATCTCGCAGGCATTGAACTTAGAATGCTCGCACACTACCTTGCTCGCTATGATGGAGGCAGGTACGGAGATGTACTTCTCAACGGTGACATTCACCAAGAGAATGCAGATAAGATTGGAATTTCCCGTCGTCTCGTAAAGACTGTAACCTATGCCTTTCTGTACGGAGCCGGTGACCACAAGATCGGATTATCTTATGATGCACAACTATCGTCGCAAGCCGCTAAAAAGAAAGGGGCTGAGATACGTCAAGCTTACATGGATGCAATTCCAGGACTTGAGAAACTGGTTAATGCGGTTAAGTCCAAAGCGGAATCTGGTCACATCAATTTGTGTGACGGTCGCCGCTGCGCTGTTGATGGTAGCCACAAAGCCCTTAACTACCTACTCCAAGGGAGCGCAGGCATTGTAGCTAAGCAGTGGATGATTCACACTCATAACACAATTGCAAGTTGTGAGATCAAAGCCCATCAGCTAGCATTCGTGCATGATGAGCTACAATTTGAATGTCCACCTGATTATTCTGATACGCTTTCTTCAGCTCTAACGTTGTCTGCCCTACTGGCTGGAGAAACCTATAATTTGAGAGTTCCTATCGAAGCGGAAGCTAAGGTAGGTCAAACTTGGGCAGATGTACACTAACCACCACTATGGCTGTAAAATCTAAAACCGCACTGGGACGTGTTGAATTCCAATCCCGTGCAAAGTACAAGCACACCCGTCAAGGTAATGGTACTCGTTCCCTTCCTTCGCATGGGCGTAAGCTCAAGCGGGGACAAGGCAAATGAGTCTACTAATTGACGCTGATTACCTTGTCTATAAGTGCTGCGCCGCTACCGAAACCGAAATTGACTTCGGAGAAGATGTCATCGTCGTTACCTCCAAGTTCTCCGAAGCTTACGAGTACGTCGAACGAGAACTCTATAACATCGCTACTGACCTTGGATGTTTTGATGATTCTATTCTGTTCTTTTCTGATAGTGTCAACTTCCGTAAATCTATTGACCCAAACTATAAAGGACATCGCAATCGAAAGAAACCGTGCGGCTACAAAAGGGTCATCAACAAACTCAAGGAAGACTACCATGTGGTAATCATGCCTACTCTTGAAGCTGATGATGCCCTTGGTATCTACGCTACAAAAGAGGAAGGTCATATCATCTGCAGTCCTGATAAAGACATGCGACAGATTCCTGGTGAGTTATACGACTTCACCCAGGAAGTGAGTACAATCACCCCAGAAGAGGGTTACCGTTGGCATCTTATTCAAACTATGGCAGGCGATCAAACTGATGGCTACGCAGGTATCCCTGGTATTGGGGTAAAACGAGCCGCTGCACTTCTAGCAGAGAAAGGTGATAACTGGAAGACAGTCGTAGATGCTTTCATGGAGAAGGGTCTCGATGAGTCAGTTGCATTACAGAATGCACGATTAGCCAAGATCCTTCAATGTGAAGACTATGATTTCACCAATCAAGAACCAAGACTTTGGTCTCCCCGCTCCGATTGTCAGCCTGACGATGGAGCAGGAGTTCAAGATGAAACAGATCGAGAACGCTCTACGTCATCCTGAATCTAAAAAGGAAGACATCATAACGATCTTCCTAGCTCTACAACGCCAATGCTTTGTGCTTGGTAATTCAATGTCCAACCTTGTCAAGAAATGGCCAACTCCAATTCCACCGGCCCAAGCTACTACAAGCGTGGGTCAATCCAAGTCTGGGACTTCATCCGAGACCAAGACCTGAACTTCCATCTAGGTAACGCCATTAAATACATCTGCCGTGCTGGACACAAAGGTGTTGATGGCCGAAGCCTACAGGATGCATACATCCAAGATCTTACCAAAGCAATCCACTATCTACAAAATGAGCTTGAAAGCCAAATCCTTTCTCAGCGTCCAAGCAAAGGAATTCCGGAAAAGTTTCCAGGTCAGGAACAGTACGAGTCCAGCTTCACGGACTATGCAACGGAATTTGATCGTTGAAGAGTTCAAAGAGTTCCTTGATGCTGAGAACCAGCTCATCATGGGTCTCCGTGTTAACTCCTCGGAGTGCTTGAAGGAGCTAGCTGACCTTGTATACGTCTGCTATCAATATGCAGAGAACTTGGGTTGGGATCTTGATGAAGCTCTCAACCGTGTCCATCAAAGTAACATGAGTAAGCTTGGTGAAGATGGGCAACCTATCCGCCGTGAAGACGGTAAGGTTCTAAAAGGACCAAACTACAAAGAACCCACACTTACTGATCTCGTTTAATAATGTCTAACTCCACCAAAGAACTGATTGCCCGTACTGGGCGAGTGCAGTCCTGGATTGATGACCCCACCAGTCGTCTGCCTGTATCATGCACTGTCTTCGTCGTTGAAGACACAATGGAAGGTCCCAATGGAATCGAAGCATCGTGGCGATTCGTTAGTCATGCTCTACGCTATGGAGCGGGCGTTGCGGTACACCTCTCCAAGATCCGTCCCAAAGGCTCTGAGAATGGCAAGGGTCTTGTGGCATCTGGCCCTGTGTCCTTTGCAAAGATCTACTCCACACTCAACGAAATCCTGAGGCGCGGAGGTGTTTATAAAAATGGCGCTGTTGTATGTCATCTTGATCTCAGTCATCCAGATGTACTTGATTTTATTACTGCTAGCCGGGGTGAGCTACCTTGGGTTAAGCGTTGTGTCAACATTAACCAGTATTGGTGGGAAGAAGCCACCGAAAATACCAAGGCTGCACTCCTTGAAGGCATCAAAAAAGGCGACATCTGGCTCAACAAAACTAAGGTAGATCGAAATGGCAAGAGGATCAGAGGCAACGTGTGTCTTGAAGTATACCTGCCCTCACGGGGAACCTGTTTACTCCAGCACGTTAACCTCGGCTCATGCGAAGTCGATGATATTCAGCGTGCATTTGTCAACGGAATGTCCGAGCTGTGCGCCCTTCATGGAAAAACTAACGTCGGAAGCAGCGGAGAATACCTCCCTCCAGAGACTGATCGGCAGGTCGGTCTTGGAATGCTTGGTCTAGCCAATCTCCTCAGGCGGCATGGTGTAACCTATAAGCAATTCGGTGAAGCCCTCCAACAAGTGAACGGTGGACTTACTTACGAATGCACTCCCGCTACTATCCTTGCTGAAGAGATGGCTGCTGGAATCCAAGCAGCTGCTGAGGTAGCTAAGTTTAACAAGATGGATCGAGCATTTGCTATTGCTCCTACCGCTTCTTGTAGCTACCGTTATACTGATCTCGATGGGTATACTACCTGTCCTGAGATCGCTCCTCCCATTGCCCGTCAAGTAGACCGTGATAGCGGTACATTTGGCGTCCAGAGCTTCGACTACGGTCCTGTTGAGATCGCATCTGAAGTTGGCTGGGATGATTACAAAGCAGTGTGTGATGGTGTCATCACCCTGCTAGATAAGACTGGACTGCTGCATGGTTACTCCTTCAACAGCTGGTCAGATGTGGTTACCTATGATGAGCAATTCATCGACAATTGGTTGGCAAGTCCACAGACTTCTCTTTATTACTCGCTTCAGGTGATGGGCGACGTTCAAGACAAGTCTGATGCTTATGCAGCGTTGGATGAGGGTGACGTTGATGCATACCTGGAGTCGATTCTAAATGATCCTGCTCCTGATTGTAATTGCGGCGAATGAATCCCTATCAAAAACTATTAGATCGTAAACGTACATGGACTCCAGTCCAAACCACTGCTGGTAAGCTTGCCGAAGGTGCGGAAGAGACAATCTACCGTGCCTTGGCTATTAGACACATGGAACTACCAGTTGGTGACTTTATCAAAGATGCTCTCAAAACTGAAGTACCAGAAATGGCAAGGGATATTCTTCTGTCCAATATCAAGGACGAAGAGAACCATGACCTTGCACTCGGTTACATCGCCAATGCTATCGGCGTTGATGACGAAGCTGAGACAGAAGCAAAACGCTTGCGTGACGCCTGGGTTGCTCATCCAGATCACACGCTCCTCAAAGCACTTGTTGCCGAACGTGCAATTTTCTTTGTGCTCCTCCCATTCTTCCGATTTAACGGTGATGCAGGTCTTCGTACAGTAAGTGCAGACATTAGCCGTGATGAACAAGTTCACGTTGCTACCAATAGCCTTGTTTGTCGTGAGTTGGGGCTTGATATCAGTCCTTCTCTTGATAAGCTGCGTAAGGCAACTATCAACTGGGTGATGCAACCTTTGAGTTCAA